AACATTAGAGCTTACTTTTAATAATTTGCGGATTCTCTTTGAATTGCAACTCATTTAAAGTAAGCTCTAATGTTTCGTTAGTAGGGAATGAACCGTAGTTACCGATCCTGAATGCCCAATCTTCATAGAAATCTACGAAGCCGCCTTGAGAAATAATACTAGCCTTGGCCAATTTACTAATTGTATTTCTAGTACCTTTTTCTTTAATGTAGCCTTGATAGAATTTATACTGGCTTGTCGCATTAGTAAAAATGTTATCAAGATAACTTCTCGGACTGTAACCAACAAGGTGTTGTGCAAGACTTTGTTGAGTCGCATCAAAATTATCAATATCAAGACTATAAAAATCTTCGAACTGACCAATTTTATAATCAAAGTTAGGAAGAAGTTCTGCTACAGGTTTTTCTCCTAGTACAGACCATTCGTTGAAATTAAATTCAGCTGCACCTAAAACTTTTGAAATTGCAGAATAATAATTGCCCGCATAGAATACTACATCACCTGTAGAATAATCTGTAAATTTTTCCCATGTAGAAATCTGTGCTTCATCGTAGATAAAGCCAGGACTAAACATATCGCCGTTCCAACCACCAGTGATAAAGCCTATTAACTTAATTCTACGTTGCTTATATCCAGTCTCTGGTTCGTAGATCACATCATTGAACAAAGTAGAATTATTCAATACCAGGGTATGTTCTTTTTGTACTAGATTTAATCTTGCAAAAAAGATTCCGTCAGTGGTATTCACTGTTTTAATTGTGAAAACGTTTTCGTCTCTTGAAGTAGAAATAGACTTATTAGAAAGTACAGTACCGTCTGCTTTTAAAACACTGTAGTCGTAGAATGCATTGGTTAATCCGTCAACTACTGCGGTTGTATCTTCAAATTTAACACCGTTTGCAAAAGGACTTAAAGTAATTACACTGCCAACTGACCACTTTTGTGTAGTCCAGTATAGCATTTCTTTGGAGCTAAATGTCCAATCTAAAATTTCTGTAAGGTCTTTATTATACTCGTCAAAAACAAATCCTTGACTTTCAAGCCACTTACTGTAACCTAATAAAACTGCATGAATATCTTCAGGGTTCTCATACTCGATACCGTAAGGAATTTCTGTAACTGTTGAACCAAATTTAGAAGGACGACGAACTGATACTCCGCCTATAACTGGCAGTGCCGGAAGCGGTTGGAATTTAGAAGAGTCAAACGTTGAGCCAGAATTGTGACCCATCTTTACTCGATAGAAGCCGCCTAAATATCTAACTACTTGACCTTGTTTGTAATATCTATAACCAGAATTTGTACTGACTGAAGTAGTATCAAGACCTGTCATAGGATTTGCACTAGAAGCTGCCCAATCTACATATGCTTCTGATTTTCCGCCTACTGTAATTGCAGGATCAGTTGCTGTGAAATTTGGCATCAGGCAATTGAAATAAGGATTCTTTGTATCATATCCTCTGATAGAATAACCCTTTTCTGTTCGTTGAACAATAACTCCACTGATTCCTAAACTCTTAACTGGACTACTTTTGTCTAAAAATATCTCATGATCTTCGTTAACTAATGCAACGCCAGTGCTAACACTGTTAGGACTTACACTGTCTACAATAACTTTAAATTTTTCTTTATTAACAAATCCGCCTAATTTATGGCTTAGTTTAAAAGAAATAAAATTCAATTCAGATTTAAGTTCAGATAGATACTTTCTATTTTTTTGTTTGCCTGCTTCAATTAAAAACACACTGTATCCAGCAGCAAGGGTGTCTTGATCGTTAATAACATCTTGATATAATTTAAGAATATCAAAGCTAACGAATTCTTTATTTTCACCGTAACCGTATTGTCCCGCAAGATTTTTTGTTATTCTACTAGTGTCGAACAACATAGCTGCATAGCTAGCTGGTTGTGCTAAAGCCATTAAAATTTGTACTGCAAAAGGATATAGGGCACTTCTTCTCCAAGCAGCTTCAACTGGAGCAATATCTCCAAATTTCCAATTATCAGTTGTGCTAAGATAATCTAGTCCGGTAGCAATATTAGCCGATGCCGGGTCTAAAAGATTTCCGTTGTCGTCAACAGGCAATATTCTAGACAATCCTGTTCTAATGTATTTTGCATTAACAGTGAAATTGTTAGGTTCTCTAATAAACCCTTTTTCAATGTCTTCCCATAAAATAGTGTTGCCTCTAGTATATGGTGCAGGTCCATATGCATCGACCCACCATTCAGGCATAATAGGAAAGCCTAACATTTCCCAAGGGTGAGTATGTGGACGATCTGTATCAAAGAAATATTTGTAGATACCTCTCCAGTTGCCAGGAAGTGGCAATTTAGTAACTAAATCTTTTCCTGTTTTATAGTTCCAAGTTTTTCTATCTTCAGTAGCAGTAGTGTTAAAGGAATAATTAAATCCGTAGAACGCATCCCACTTTAAAAATTCTCTGGAAAGAATATCATTAACTTCTTTAAGGTTATATTTGTTAGTTCTAAACGCACCCGGAAGAATACTATTGATATCTAGCAATTCAGGATTGTAATTAATCTTAATGTTATTGAAGACTCTTTTTTCAAATTCTAAAATTATGTCGTCTCGGTAGTCATCAAATGCCAGCATAATACTGCCGTCATGTCCTTGAATAACATTCCTTGCTTCTCCTGCAAACGTATCATCAAGATAAATCTTAGGTTCAAATTTAGGATATAGACCTAACTTAGTAGGTGTAGGCGGTACGTAGCAGCCTTTAGTACTAGGATAATCATTAACAGTAATAATGTCTCCTTTGACTAAATCAATTTTAATATTAACTGACGAATCAAATAGATCAAATTCATATTCAGACCCGTGAACTAGCTGTACTATATTGCCAGCAGTGTCTGTTCTGTACACTATAACAGAACGTAAAGATAATTCAGTTAGATTAAATGTTGACACTACTGAATAATTTTTATTTCTGCTGTCAGTTACAGGATACGATCTAGAAACTAAATCAGTACCGTAAGCAACCATATCAGTTAGTGCATAAGGAAAAGATACTTCTTTATTCACATTCATATTGTATAATGCAATATCTAATGCTTTTGCAGAAGTGTAATTACCTTTAAGTTTTGTAATTTGATCAATCAACCCTAATTTAAATTGATTGTAATGTTGTGCAACCGTTCTTGTTGCAGACAACAAATTGTATTTGTCGTTAGCAATAAAATATGCAGCAAATGCGAGAGGGTTTTTATTGCAGATTAGTCTAGTGCCGTAACTAGGTAATTGATCAATATCTCTAATGTTGCTAGTTCCCGGGAAGCTTCCAACAAAGTTAGGATGCCTGTCAATCATAGTCTTAACGTGATCAGACAACTCGGAAAGAGTAAATTGAGAAATAGGGCCGTTCAACGGATTATTTGTAAATCCTAAAGAAGTTTCGTATGCACCGGTTAGACTAGGTTTTCCAGTGCCTTTAACTTTAAGAAGTACTCTGTCTCCAACGGTTACTGGATTTTTAAAAACTACAAAATATCTTCTGCCAGATGCATATAATGTATACTCATCTAATAAAACTTTTTTATCTTCGTTGACAAATACTTCTACTTCAATATTTTGATAACCGGCATTTTCAACCGCAGTAATTTCTAATTCAGTAATTACAGAGTCTGCAACGGTATATTGAATAATAGGAATTTGATATCCAGCAGACTCTGTCCACACATTGATATAAACGGAGTCGTTTCTATTAACGTTTCTTTTTATAAAGCCGTTAGACACAGGAACTGAGTAAGAATTGTTGCCGTCAACAACAAAATTAACATCAGTCATGAAATAGTTTTCAAACAAATAATATGCTTGATTAGAAATATTTTTGTATTTTAAAGGAAATCCTAATACAGAATCTGCAACGCCTGTGCCGATGCTATAACCAAAAATCTTAGATCCTAAGAAAATTTCTTTATAAACTGGGTCACTATATGCAACACCATTATTATCGTAGATCTCAAATCGAGGTGCTTGATTTAAAGCAGTTTTTTGCTGACTTGATACCCAGTTAGTTCCGTTGAACCACCAGTTTTCACCACGCTTAACAGTACCTTTAGTAATAACAACTGAGTCACCTGCCTGCGGAGTAACATCAGGTTCTTCGTCTAAACTGATTCTAAATTTTTCTCCAATTTTTACAAAGTTAACAATATAAGTTTTATTATTAACAAAGTTGTCATTGTCAGCAGTAAAGATTACTCGATCACCTTGACCAACTTCTTCTCCGTCGATGTAATATCCAACTGAGCCTTCTACTGTAGAAAATACATCAGTAGTAATAGTATCAATGAACTGAACATTCTTTTTAACAAAACTGCCAAAGTTATGAAGTTGCATGTCAGCTTCAAATTCAACAATAGGTCGTTTTGCTCTATCGCTAAATGGTAGCAGTACTGGTACTCCGTTGAGTTTTGCACTCAATCGGATAACATCCTCGTGGAACCAGCGATTGTAACGACTCCATGGGTTTTTATCTTTACTAGCCTTGTTGATGGTGATATATTCAGGTACTAGAGGAAGATTAATAGATTGATCAAATGCATATTTGTCAAAGCTTTCGCTATCAAACCTTTCATCAAAAACAGTAGCAAAGCGTTCCGGTGCAATTAGAGAATCAAATTCAACTAACTTAATTTCAGAACCCACACCTTCAACAACAAATTCTTTATCTTTGTATGTTTCAGGAGATACTTGACCAACAAAGTTAATTTTCATTCCGTTAGTGAATTCAACTCCAGAGAAAGACTTATAATTTTTCTTTCCTAAAATTTCTTTCTCTACATCAATGAAGCTGTTTTCTTCAATATCTTTGATGATGAACTCTCCGCCATTGAGAATTTCTGTTTCTGAAACATAGTAAAGAACTTTAGGAGTTGTGTGATCAATAGTTAATGTTATTTCACCTTCAGAAATACCGTTATTAGTAGTAGCCCTGTAAGGAGCTTCTTTCCCAGTAATTCTAGAAGTCTTAATCCAGAATGTACTTAGACTCTTAACATTGAATTTATAAGTAACTCCCCTGTACAAAGTAATTTGAGGAGCAGGAGTAAGTCCATCAGGGGTGAAAACAAAATTAAAACCGTCAGCAGTGTCAGTTACATTGTATGTGCTAACTACTTCTCGTTGTTGATTTGATATTGAGATTGAATTAGGACCTGCAGGAATCCAATAGTATTTTTCAAAGTTAACAAATTTGTCCCAGTCAATGTGTGGGTCGTATGAATAAAACTGCGGGTCAAAAAGTCTATCAAGTCTCGAAGTATTTGCACCTTCATAGTCAAGTTGGTTGATTAAATCATCATATGCTGTAGATTTAATAATTTTTAAAATATCATTAGTAACTACTAGTGCAGGTTCTAATTGATAATCTTGTCTAGTTTTAAGATTAGACTCAATATAATAATCCTTGCTTGGATCATATGTTGGAGTAATTTTACTGCCGACCCATCCGTCAAGTCTCTTTAATTGAGGTGGTTGTATTAATTGGTCAATAGTACCTGCTAAGAACTTGCTGTTCTTATCTGTCCTGAACAGCACCGGTAATAGGTTAACACTTTTTCTAGTGCTCGGTGTGTTCTTGTCTTCCACCTGATTCAATTCATCAGACATTAATATACTCCTAATGTACTATTGATAATAGTTGCTGTTGTTTTAATTTGATTTGCAGTAATAGCGTCAATAATCTCAATGTTACTTACGCCGGCACCGTTAATAAAAATTTCGTTGTTTTGGCAGGCAATTTCGTACAGACTACCAAATGGCACATCTGCTTTTGGAACAATAATAAAGTTAGTGATATCAGGAGACATCATGTTCATGATGTATGTTGACAACTCACTAAAGTAGAATGTTTGTCCAAACTCCCAATTTTCTAATGCAAAGAACTGTTCAATGCCCGCAAGTATTCTAGATTTTAATTCATTTTCTGTTGTACTTCTTGTGCTATTTCTAACTGCTTTAAATGTTGCCTGAAGATTTCTATCTGCCTGTGTTCCAAACAATACTTTATATTTTACTGGTTGGTAAATTAACTGATCGCTAATAGCTTTAATAGGCTCTAATGTGCTGCTATAGTTTTCTTCAAGCTCAGAACTAGTAGGCGGAAGTGGCTCGCTACCCGATTCTGAAGTTAACCAATTTCTATAAGTTGTGTCGTATGTTTGTGTAAGCACAAAAATATCAATCAAGTTAGTTTTACTTGGGTCTAATCTACGGTCGTCGCCACTATTGTGTCTATACTGGAACTTTAATCCTGTTCTTCCAGGCCTTGCAAAGTAGTTAGGTTGTAATACATATGAGCTTTCTGCTGACTCTGAATAGTGTTTAATAACGTTAATTGATTTGTCGTAGAAATAAAATAACTGCCCTTCAACTTTTGCCGATTGCGGAACATCTTCTTCTGTAGGGTAAGCAAGAATTTCTGCATTAGTAACAATTGAATATGTTAAGTCATTATCTGCATATCTAAAATAGACAAACTTATCTTTAAATCCAGTTTGAGGACTTAATGAAGCAGGTGCTACAATGTCAGTAAAGGCATCTGGGTTTTCAATTTGATTGTCTTCATATTCGTCTAAGAAAGATACTTGAATTTTTTTAGGTTCAATATATCCATCTGCTTCAACAATGTTACCGTCAATTTGCCAGCCATAATCTATACCGAGCGGCAATGTAGAATACTGTGTTTCAGAGAAAGAAATACTCACTACCGAAGTTAATGTATTATAGCCTGAACCTGAATTTACCACAATGATACGATCCACTGATCCATTTTTTAACACAGGATAAAACTCTCCAGAACTGCTACCAGTGATAGTAACTTGAGGAGTAGAAACGTAACCCTTACCTCGATTAATAATGTTAAATCCAGTAACGCTACCGTTAGTACCAGTTGACGTTAATGAAATAATAGCATTTCCATAATTAACAGGAGACGGATTGGTTCCAAGGATCTTAATTTGATCTTTCACAAGAGTATTTTTTGTGAAGTCATAATTCTTTGTTGTAGAATCAAAGAAGAACGAGGTGTCTCGTTCGCTTTCAAAAATATAGTCTGTGATTCTATATTTTACTTCATATCCTATTCCAGTCCAAGTAAATGCAAATAACCAGCTAGCATCTTTATTAGTGTTTGAAGAATCTTTTTGGTATAGGATAGTAAAAGGATTTGTCAAGTCTAGGTCAGTGTCGTTAATCACATACCACGAACGAGTGTCTTCTGCAAAACTTAGACCAAAATTTCTCTTGGCTAACGAAAGATTAACAATATCAGTTTGTAATGAATAACTGAACACACTGTCAAACGGAGGAATAATTTCTCTTGCAATAGCATTTGAAGGAATGTTCTGAGTAACAATAACAGGTCCAGTACCGTCAGGTAAATTTCCTTGGCCGCCGTAAGATCCATCACCGATAATCAAGGATGTCTTAACCCATTTAAAATCTTTAGTAGTTGAATCACTTACTGTTGTCAAGTTTCCGTTTGGCAAAAAGTATTGTCCTTGTGGCGGAACAAACTTAACAAGAGCACCGGGCTCTAAATAACTTAGATTGCTAGCGGCAAAAATACCTGTTTGCAAAGCAACACCAGTTAGTCCATCTTTGAAATATCCCGTAGATTGATTAGTACTTTTGGTAGACTGATTCCATACTGCCGGAGGGTCTGACACTGCTGGACGCGGCCAGTAGTTCAGGTAAAAATTATTCATACTTGCAGATTCAGCAATAGGAATAATTTTGTTAATCACCGCTGCATAAATTTCGTTTTTGTTAGAGTAAGAAAACTCTAATGTCAGTGTCTTATCTTCTTGGTATAACGCACCGTCTTCACCAAATATATTAGTTCCGGAATATTTTCCACTAACATCACTTAGCTCGTAATACTTAGAAATTCCGCTAGAAATTCTATTAACGCTTTTAATCTTAACAATATCTGCACCAGCAGTTAATGGTGCAATGTTGTAATCTTCAGCGGTGATCATTCTATTTTGAGTATAGAAAGACTGTGGTGCTTTTAATTTAATGTTAGCATCTGACTCAGAACTCTCACTGTTATTAACAGTGTATTGTAAGCTGAATGTTAAAGATAGTTGTTGCTTTTGTCCTATTTTGTTAAAATAAGGTAAAGAAATTTGAACTCCGTTAATCTGCTCAGGCTTAACAGAATACTTTAATCCGTTGCTCTGTCTATAAAACAATACAAACTGACCCTTAGGCAAATTTCCAAACAGACCGTCTGCAAAGTTTAAATCAACTTGATCGTTTTCTCGAGTAGTAACTGCAAAAATATTTCTTTCTTGATTGCTCAAGCTGTTGTATATTACGTTATTTCCAGTTAAGGCTTGGACTTTAGACCAGTTTGTGTCATAGTTTCCGTCAGCATCAAGCTGCCATAACCACACATCGTTGTCATTAATGTCGCTGGCGTTAATGCCAACAATTTCATTTGGCACAGGTGCATCAACACCAAATGAAGCTAAGTTTAATGTACCTTGACGAAAGTGTGCAAAGAAACCGGTATTAGCACTTGCACTGCCTTTACTATCGTTTCTAAAAATAAAACTAAACTGATCAGCCGGCTTAGGTACTGACTCGTAGATGTGTGTCTTTCCAGTAAATTCGCAGCTGGTGATTTCAAAAGGCATCGAAATGCCGCCAATTGTTTTGTTAAATCCGAACACAGGAACATCAGAATTTGCAGTGTTTAACTTGTATTGTTCTGTAGGGATGCCGTTGATTGTCTTTTTGTCATACGGCTTGCCAAATGTAACAGAGCCGGGCATAGCACTGTTAATGATAGTGACAAACTGCTGGTACCAGTTAGTGTTGCTAACATCGTTCCAGGAAATAACTGTGTTTGCTAAATTGCTACCGTTAGCATCAAATACGTTATCAGTAGTAGATATTGCTGTTAATTTTAAAAATCCATTGGCAGGAGTATTACGCTTGGCATTGTAGTTAATCAACTGTGCTAGACGCAAAATGCTGTCACGACGTTGTGCTGTTTCTAAAAAGTTCTCACGTGCATTAAGGTCAACACGGAAACTTAAATTCTGTCCAAGGTAAGCAATAAGATCGATTAGTGCAACATATTCACTAGATTCAATATAGTCGTTAAAATCTTCTGGGTACTTTTCGCGGAGATAAGAAATCATTGTCCTACGAAGAGTTTCAAAGTCGTAAGATTTAAAATCAGAATTCTTAAAAGATTGATATACCTTTTTCCAATCTTCTGCGACCAGTAGTTTTGAATTTGTTGACGGGATCATAAACCGAGTTACCTTAATATTGCATATTTATTGGAAAAATAAACCACGTAGTTTATTACCCAGCCAAGCCAACACGCTTATCAAAAGATAAAATCATGCCGTCACTTACATCAGTACCTTTATAAGATAATGTAACTTCTAATAAAAATCCGTAATCTTGTTCAATAATGTTTACTAGAGTAGGAATTACTCTAGGATCAGATGCAAGGATCCTATCAATGTCTGCAGATATTTGTTGCTTGACATTAGGTGTTAGCGGCTCGTATATTAGATCCCAGACTACTGAACCAAAATTAGGATTCATTAATCGTTCCCCTTTACGAGTGTTGAATTGATTTAAAATATCTTGTTTGATCAATTCATAGTCGTAGAGTTTGACATTAGTAGTTGTATCATCTACTGTACTGAACCCTTTATAGAACTGACTAGTTTTAGTAGTAGTTACATTTTTAAGATTTGGAGGAGTTATAACTATATTTTTGTAGGCCATAACTCTATTTATTCAGTTATTTTACCCCAGTTGTTACAGGGTTTCCTGATCCATCAACAATAGGTGTGCCATCACTAGATGTTACAACTTTACCCTGTAGCTGTGCTAAGAAACAATTATAAAACCCAGTTTTCTTTGCTTTAATATCAGGTGTGTTAAACCCAACAGCTTTACATGCGGCTGCAAAATAACCCGGATCAGATGGAGACATTTTAACTCTGTCAAGCAGATACTTAACGCTAACTTCTGCGGCGATTGCTGGATCCATTAGAAGTTTAGGATTGTTAATTAGGTCATGACCTGCTAGTGTGCCGTATCTGCTGTAGTTGCCTCGGCCTGTAAGCTGAATATAACCTCGGCCAATAAACTTTGCACCATCACCTGCTTCAGTATTACCTAACCCTTTACCTTTAGCGGTCTGATACCCGTACAAGAATTCAGGTAAACTGTTATTTGGATTTCCAGAATACTGATCAGCAAGTGCTCGATCACCTTTGAATACACTAGGAAAGACCTGTAACAATCTATCGGTCTTGTAATTAAAGTTTTCTTCAACTAGTCTCCAACGACATTCACCGCCAGCAATGCCTAGCAATGCCGCCACAGCATATGGACTTGTTAGACCAAATTTTGCACAGGCTGCTTTAATTGCTGCAATTCCTGCGGCTGCACCAGAGTCTCTGATATCTTTTGCAAATTCAGGACTGCATGTTCCCGGAGTAGACTCAGCACCGTTAGCGGGCTGTTGCGTTCCAATATTTGGATTATCAGCTACACCACTACTTGCTCTACTTTGTAGTGTATTATCTGTTGCTTCGGGACTAAACTGCTTAGGATTGTTGTTTTCATGTTGATCCCACGGCTCGTGAGTAGGAACACGTTGCATAATACTTCTAATAGGACTTGCTTTATAGAATTGACCATTTTCCCAGCCTGCTGATTTTTGTCTGTTTGGTAATGCATACAAGGGTAAGTCAGGTGGTACAGTGGCTTGACTTGCAGTCTCTGCTGCCTCTGCGGCTGGACCATTCATATGAATTGCAGTAGCACTTTCATAATAATTTCCGGCGGCACCTACATGGAAACTTGCACCTGTACTTTGACGCATATTCCCTTCAGAAGCCAAATTCATTGTGCCTTCGGCAGATACTTTAACACTAGCACCGCTAAGAATTTCGTGATTACCGATTATTGTTAATTTAGAATCAGCACCTATAGTTTCGTCCTTAGTCTTTGAAAATACAATTCTAGTTTCTTCATCAACACTTAAAAAATAGTGGCCGCTAACGTTGGTCTCCATATTCTTTTCGGCACGGAAATTGATATTTCTACCAGCTTCGATGTTTACATCTCTATCTGCTCTAAAGTTAAAATCTTGTTCAGTATGGATACTAATTGAGTCTTCGGCGTAGATATCAATCTTACCGTTGCTGGTTAATTCTACCCATGCAGAACCTTTACTATTACCAATGTAAATCAGATCCTGACTATTATGCATTAAGATTTGATGTCCGGTTCTAGTTCTAATCCTTACTAATTCATTCTGTCCGTTTTGATCACCATCATCAAAAACTAGTTGTGTTCCACCTAATCTACTTACTGGTGCAGTAGAAATACTTTCATATCCAATGTAGCCTTTCTTTCCATTTGGATCAAGGGGGCCGGGCGTACTGATACCAAATACTGCACTAGGAATTTCTCGGCGAGCACCACTAGTCGTAGTGCCTCTAATTGTATCAGTAAGTAATCCCTGGGCCAGCAGTCTATCTGCAAAAGGATGTATAGGTTTTGTATATGTGTCTGGTTTAGGATTAGAAAGATCTCTACCTTTCTTTAAAAATTCACCTACTGGTACATTTCTAGTGCCGTATTTTCTTTCTTGCTCCGCAGTCATTGCCACTGTTTGACTTGCTGCAAGTCCGGGAATCATATGATTTTGAAATGCCTCAGGCACGCAGCCTAACCAATAGCCGGAATTTGGATCTCCATCAATGAACATACACATTACTGTGGTACCAATATCGGGCGGTACAAACCACATACCGTAGCTTTTTTGAACATCATTAAAATCAGCAGAGTTCGTACCTTCGTGTTTGATAGATGTAATGCCGTAAAAAGGAGTCATGTAACGAACTACCACCGTTTCACTTTGTAATGTAACTTCGCCTTGAGTAGACTTAATCAAAGAGACTTCTAAGCCTCCCATGTATGTAGGATCAAGATAGTTTGTAATTACTCCTAGCCAAGGCCCAGGATGTGGTAATTTTTGTCTTCTGCGGGTTTGAATACTCATATTATGCTTCTTCTATAGGAGGCAAACCTAACCTTCTTCTTACAATAGGGTCAGTTCCTGCGTACGGTGGGGCGTTCGGATCGTTTAGGCTATTTACAGAGTTGTTCATAAACTTTTCTAAAGGACTGGCTGATGCTGCTGATAAACTTCCAAACTGTGCAGTAACACTTTTTCCTAAATTCGATAGTTGAGTTACTCCTGATTCAGGATTACCTAACATTTTTTGAACTGACGATATTTGACTTTCAACTGATCCAGGAATACCCATTGCTGTAGTAAGGCCGGCTTGTAATGCACCTCTCTGACCTACAACTCCCGATATGCCCTGCTGGATTGAAGAAATTTTACCAGTTATCATGTCTGCTGAAGATTTACCAAGGGCAGATAATGAGCTTAGTGCTGATCCATTTAGACTAGGAATACTGCCGGTGCCGCCAAATAATGATGCATTCCTTAATGCTTGATCAACAGGTATGCCATTTGCAATTGCATGATTAATTACTTTAGATCTATCAGCTACAGACAGTGTGTCTGAAGTTGCGGGAGTAGGCAATTCTGCAAAAGGTGCAGTTACTTTAGGGGGAATTGCCGGAATATTCTTTAATGAGTCTTTGCCAATGTTTGCAAGAATAATGCCCTGTTCTTTAACAGAGTTTAAACTAACATTATCAGGTAATTCTTTTACAACAGACTGAAGTTCAGAAATTACTTTACTATCTAATTTTCCAGTTAGCCCAGACAACTGCGAAGTGTCAATTCCCAATTTAGCTGCCATTGCACTAGGATTAGTTTCAAATCCTGCAACATTAACTCCAAATAATTGTGCGTTTCTTAACGCCTGATCGACTGGGAGTCCTTTATCAATTGCATCTTGCATTACCGCAGATTTCTGTAGCGGCGTTAGGCTACTGCTACCACCAGAAGTTAAGTTAGCTAATTTTCCTTGAACATTATTAACAAGTCCAGCGGTGTCTCCTAATCCTTTAGTAGAATCTAATAGATTACTAACTCCTGCACCTGCAGATGCTACAAAACTTTCTGCACCCTTTGCTACTCCATTAACCACTGACGATGCACCGCTTGCTGCTTTATTCAATATACTTGACGCATCCTGTGCCGACTGTACGTTTATAAGTCCGTCAATGTTTCCAGGAACTAAAGATTTAAGTTGATTCCCTACTTGGTTAAGTGATGCTGCACCAGCTAAAGGATTTCCATTTAATATTGCCAATGAATCTACATTGATTGGTATTCCTTTTGACAAAGGATTAATACCTGTTAATGCATCTCCTATGCCCAACCCAGCACCTAGATTACCAACTTGATTTAATACATTTGCGGCGGGACCTAATGCACCGGTAACCGTTTTTAATGCTTGATTTCCTGCACCTAGCAAGTTAGCAAATTGTCCAGGCAGTCCCACTGACGGCAGCCCTTTATCAATCCATCCGGCTAAATTTGCTTCGTTAGGTTTAACACCCGATCGTGCAACATCATTCGGTGCACGATCAATAACTTGCTGTTCTCCAGGTTTGCTATCTTGTACATCTTTTTGTGCTTTTGTTTCTTTAAGATCAGATCCGTCTGCTATCTGACCACTATACCGCATGATGTTTAATTTTTGTTTAAAAGCACCGTCTCTTAATGTACTTTGACATTTTAAAACTTGATAAACTCCGCTAAACGGCACCGCTGTTTTGCTAAATTCAGCAAGACCAGTTTGTTCATTGATATCTATTGGATTTCTAAAATTAATCTTTACCACTACAGGACCGTTATTGAAATTGGCTTCGCCGGTAGTAGTGATTGCCGTATCTTTTAAACTTGGCAAAAAGTTTCCCATGCCACCGGTTGCAAGATAAAAAGGATCTCCTAAAATCTCAATCTCACCGGTAAGCATATTAACACTTTCTAATATAGCCTGATGGGCAGCATATGCAATTTGATAATAAGGATTCTGTTGTACTGGCTGACCCCTTGCATTAGTAGATCCAGCTTCGCTCCCCGGAAGGGCAGGTGCCCTATCATTTTGATCTTTTGGTGCATCCTTGGCACCGTTGTTAGGTGCCTTGACTACTGGATCATTGGATGCACCGGCACCTTGACTGGTATCAGACTTATCATTATTACCCATTTTAGGATTAGCAGCCTGGAAGAATAAATTATTAAAATTTAATCTAAAACTTAGAACATCGATGTTTTTACCTGTGTAAAGATAGTTGTAAACTCTCTTTACATAATTTTTCATAGAAGCTGCATCAAAGTTTGCATTTTGTTGTCCGGGCAATTTAGAATAATGTACACGGTATGGACAAATTATATACTGATATATAAATCGTTGTTGATTAAAAGTAGTATCCATTGGTCCAGGAACAGTATTGATCATTATTTGAAAATAATCAATCATCCCGTCTGACTTCTTGGCAGCTTCAACGTCTTTTAATATTTGTTCAAAGTATAGACTATCTCGAATTACCGCTTCAATGATTTCGTGTATATTAGAATTTGCAGCAAACTGAATTTGATTCTGCTGAGGGTCGTATCGTTTAGGAATTTCTCCTGCATCAGTTCTTCTTGGATCATTATATCCTGAACCTCGGCCACCACTAGACGATGTTACTGTAGGACTTTTCTCAATAGGCGGAAATTTGTAAACAGCATTTGATCGAAGTTGTTCATTAATCTTTGCTTTAGAAATTGCAGTATCAGTTGTTTCAATTTTTAAACTAGATCCTGCAGAAGGCATTGCAGGGAAAAACACTTGATATTCGTCTATAACTTTCGCCGCTTCTGCTGTTTTTTCTTTTGCTGCACGTTCTCGAGTACTCTTATTAATTCCTTCAAACAAACTTTCAATTACTTCTTTAACAGTGTTTCCACCAAAAGAAATATCTGTATAAATGGTGTTAGGATTTGCAAAACCTGATTCGTTGTAAGGAACTGCACTCACTCTATATTTTGTGCCAGTTTCTGTTACTTCCATTTCAGTGCCAGTTAATTTAATAGGAAAATAACGAGTAGCATTGATTACTTCTGAATCTGAAACAGGTCCAGGTACATCGTCAGGATAACCAATAAAGTCAAGTTTCATTACATAACAAGCATTGAGATATCCAGTCCATCCTGCAGCCAGGGCAGAGACGTGCAGTGCTTCAATGAAGCCGTTAGCACTCATAGGTTCAAATATTTCAAACTTAACTTTGGTAGCAATAGCTGGGCCAGTTTGTTTGTTAGGTGCTAGTAAAGTTTCTACTTCTAGTCCGTCAATAAAAATATCAAACTTTCCAGGACTAATTTTGTTAAATTCTTGAATTATTTCTTTAGCACTAAAATCTAGTTTAGTACCTGCTAATTTTTTTTCTGTCCCTAAAAATCTGCCATCTTCTTCAATATTTGTATCTTCAAAGATATCCGTTCGCTTGGCGGTGATGTCTTCTGAAATTGCTTTAGATCCTTTTCCTTTTGAAGAAGCAATTACATATTTTAATTTTTTATTTCTGTAACCGCTAGGATCTTTTAAATTATCAGCAGTTAGTGCAGCCAACGTAAGATTATAAGTAACGTTTCTATATCTGTTTAGAACGTTTTCTGTTTCTCCAGGAGTGTTACTAGCAGTACGAGCACCAGTAGGAGAAGGCTGAGAAATAGCTTCAGTTTTTGTTTTAAAAACTACAGTAGTAGCTGATGTCATATTACAATCCTAATACAGAATTAATAGTAGACAATTTAGGCAAGTAAATTTTTTGTCCTGGCATCATATCAAAGACAGGATCTTTGATAACTGATTTATTTCTCACAGCAAATACCCACCAAAGATTAGCATCACTATACAGATCATATGCTAATAAATCAGGGCGATTAGAATATTGTTGAGTTACTGTAAACAGGATATCATCACTTTGTGCAGGAATATCTCTAAGACTTAATAAGTCAAGATAAGACCCAGTAACATTGGTTGTAAAATACGGACTTGTTTTTGAATACATTATAGATATCCTTGGCCTCTAAGGTCTCCTGCAATCCAATCGTCAACTGAATAGTCTTGCATTTCTCTTCTACTGTACATAACATTTAATCCAATGTTAAAAGTAGTAATAGAAGGAACTAAACTGTTTTTATATTCACCGCCAACAGAAATATAATCTACGTTATCAGGTAGATCAAATTTAAAACTAGAAATTACCACAGGAACATTTCTTAAAACATAATCACCGTATGCTTCTAATCTGCAGACTGGTGGCGGACTTCCTGCGTTTGAATCTTTGCCCCAACGCATCTTAGTCAAGGACCTTAACAAGTGTACGATGCCCAACCAAACTTTTCCTTCTTTTTCATTTTGAACTGTAAACTTTGCACTAATTGAAATTTGACCAACTTGGCTACTTTTAAAATAATATTGTGTATAGTTACTGTGAACAGGGTTCACTGAACCGTACTGTGCTTGATTGTCGTAACTAATTGTAGGAGTGTAGGGAAACAGTATTCCCCCAAAGTCATTTAGAATTTTTCCGGGGCCAGCAGCCGGGCCTTTAAGATAAGATTGCGGTACTCTCAATATAGCTCTAAGGTCTTTTGTTTCTGCCCAGTCTGCAGAAGCTTTTGTCATCGACCTAGATCGTTCAGCACCAACTGGAACTCCGCTTCTATTTTCTTTTGCATAAGATTCGTCTGATGAATCAGAAGGTGCATATCTTTCTGATAGATCAAAATCATCAGTTTCATTTGAATAATCGTCGCCCGAAAGTAAGAAAGGATCTTCGTTAGGTGTATTGTTAGGATCTGCGTACTTTGCTTCAGTTTCTGCATCTGATTCAGAGTCATTTATTAGATCAGGATCTGTTATTTTAATAGTTGCGGTAGGATCTGCTGCATCAGCAAGCAATTCATCGTCTCGAATTTCTTGATCTTCTAAATCACTAACTTCTTCGTAGGCAGATTTTGTTTCATCAAATCTAGATTCTGCATCTTTTCTTTCTTCTTCAGCAGCTTGTTTTCCTTCTAGGGCGGCGGCAACTTCGGTTTGAGATAATTCAGCATCCGCAGCTAATTGTTCTTTTTCTGCGGTTAATTCTTGAATCCTAGCTTCGTTCCTAGCACGTTGTTCTGGAGTTATATCTGTTCTTTGATTTTGTCTTTCTAGAAATCTAGTAGTACTTTCATTTTGAAAAACTTTGCCGTCGGCACGAGTTTGATTTTGTAGAGAAGTTTCTATTGCTTGTGAAGACCTAGCCGAAGACTGGCGAGTTTCATTCACTTTGGCTTGTGCATCCTCTGCTAGTGTTTTAGCATAGGCGGTGCCAGTTTTTTGCTGGTCAATTGTAGGTAATCCATTTGCAGTATTCCAAGCATCAAATTCTGCTTTGGTAACTTCCAATAGTTCACCGGACGGTAGTACTCTCCACGGCATCGTAATATCTCCTATAGTGTATTTAACCCAATAAATAAAACACCATTTTAATGGTTGACTGCGGTGTAGTTAAAATGCTACACTTTACAAAAGGAGACAATCAATAGATGTCCATAACAATATCACCAACTGGCCGCAAAGTCCGGTACCTTAATAACAAAGATTTATTAGCAGAGATTCACAAGAGTAAGAATACTTTTTCAAGTTTTACCAGTCCAGAATACAGCCAACATGATTTAATTTTACCTAGTGTTGACAAGATTAATATTCGTACAGCAGCAGAAGCAAAAAGAAATCGTGCTAAACGATTAGGGATTATTGCATTTACCGAAGCAAGGATCGCAGGAGATAAGAAAATAAAGTTAGCAGAATGCACTCCTGACTACAAAACTATTCCAAAAATAGACTTAGTGTTTAGAGTAATGACTTTTGATCATATTCCTACTGCACCAGGGCGTAAGAAAACAGTTAAAAGCACAGCAGATGCTCACGACAAGATTAACTTTCCTCCGTTCCAACACTGGAAATACAACGAGAATGATGAACTAGTGTGTGTAGGAAAAAGTCATTGGAAAGGTCCTGTTGACTCTGGTGCATTTTCAAAAGAGCACGGTCGTATTACTGAAAATCTAGGTAAGATGTTTATTAAATTAAGCGAGCGATATGCACAAAGATCTAATTGGCGTGGCTATACCTACAACGAAGAGATGCGTGGACAAGCAATTCTACAGTTATCGCAGATTGGATTACAATTTGACGAGTCTAAATCTGAAAATCCGTTTGCATATTACACTGCCGCAGTAACTAACAGTTTTACCAGAGTGTTAAACATTGAAAAGAAAATGCAAAATATTCGGGATGATATGTTAGAAGTTAACGGATTAACTCCTAGCTCAACTCGACAATACCGAGACGAGTTCGCTGAAGAGACTGCACGCCAAGCAGAGTTGTATAAACATTTTAGACAGCCAAAATCAGAAGAACCGGACATCGAAGAAGAAGAAGGGGCTTGATCTGCATAACAATAACCTGCTATACTATCAAGTAGGAGACTCACATTAATGCAGTTATTCAAGAAAGTTGCCTGTTTCACAGACATACATTTCGGACTCAAGTCCAACAGTGCCACACACAATCAGGATTGTGAAGACTTTGTAGATTGGTTTATTGCAGAAGCTAAGAAAGAAGGGTGCGAAACCTGTATCTTTCTTGGCGACTGGCATCACAATCGCAACTCTATCAATCTAATTACTTTAGATACTAGTATGAGGTGCCTAGAAAAGCTAGGTGCTGCCTTTGAGCAGTTCTACTGGTTTCCAGGTAATCACGATCTGTTCTATAAAGACAAGCGTGATATTCATAGCTCGTCATTTGGACGTCACATTCCTGGTGTTACTGTGGTTGAAAAAGTAACAACTGTTGGAGACGTTACGTTAGTACCGTGGCTAGTAGGCGATGAATGGAAGACTATTAGTCAAGTTAAAAGCAAATACATGTTTGGGCATTTTGAATTGCCGTTGTTCTATATGAACGCCATGGTGCAGATGCCTGATCACGGTGAACTTAAAGCCGAACACTTCAAGCATCAAGACTATGTGTTTAGCGGACACTTCCATAAACGTCAACAACGAGATAAAATTGTCTACATTGGCAATGCATTTCCTCACAATTTCTCAGACACATGGGACGATGATAGAGGAATGATGTTCATGTCCTGGGGCGGCAAGCCAGAATTTAGACTCTGGCCCGATGCTCCTAAGTTCCGTAGCTTAAAACTCAGCAGGTTGCTTGACGAAAAAGACACCTTGATGAAGAGTAAAATGTACTTAAAGGTTAATCTTGACATTGATATTAGTTTCGAAGAGGCAAACTTTATCAAAGAAACATTTGTTGCAGAGCACGATATTCGAGAAATTAGCCTAATTCAAGACAAAGATAATTTAGATGCAGTAGTCGATGATACTGCTGACTCAAAATTTGAAAGTGTTGATCAAATCGTAACAGAACAACTGGTCGCAATTGAAAGCGATTCGTTCGATAAAAAAGTTCTACTAGATATCTATAATAATCTATAATGTTCAAAATTAAAAATATAACTGTAAAGAATTTCTTATCCGTAGGAAATCAAACTCAAGCTGTTGATTTTGACAAAGAAGCACTGACACTAGTATTAGGTGAGAACGTTGACTTAGGTGGGGACGATAGCGGATCACGCAACGGCACGGGTAAAACTACCATGATTAATGCATTGAGCTACGCATTGTATGGTACTGCATTAACAAACATTAAAAAAGAAAACTTAATTAACAAAACTAATGCAAAGCATATGTTAGTTACTGTAGAATTTGATGTTAATAATCAAAGTTTTAGAATTGAACGTGGTCGTAAACCTAACGTACTAAAGTTCTTTGTTAACAATCAAGAACAAAAGACTAAAGATGACGACGATAGTCAAGGAGATAGTAGAGAAACTCAGAAGGCAATTGAAGAATTGTTAGGTATGAGCCATACTATGTTCAAGCACTTAGTTGCTCTTAACACTTATACAGAGCCCTTTTTAAGTATGAAGGCTGCTGATCAACGAGAAGTTATTGAGCAATTACTAGGTATTACGTTACTTTCTGAAAAAGCAGAGCGATTAAAGGCCGAAGTTAAAGCTGTCAAAGACTCTATTCAATCAGAAACATATAAAATTGAGGGCATTAAAACTGCAAACGAAAATGTTCAGAAGAGCATTGACAGTTTAATCATTAAAAGCTCAGCGTGGGGTAACAAATACACTAATGAATTAGAAAGCCTTGGCAAAGCTATCTTAAATTTAGAAGCTGTAGACATTGAAGCTGAACTAATTGCCCATATAAATTTAAAACTATGGAATGAGAACGATTTAAAGATTCGTAACTTAAACAAACAACGGGCTACTTTAGAATCAGCTGTTGGACAAGCACAAAAGACTAGAGACAAATATCTACGTGAAGTTGAATCGTTAGAAAGCAAAACATGCCCGTCGTGTGAACAAGAGCTACACGATCATAAACACGAAGAAATGGCTGCATCTGCTGTGCAACATCTGTCCGAAGCACAAGCATACTTTGACAAAGTCTCTGGAGATCTAGAAAAGACATTAGCTGAAATCGGTAGTGGGGATACTCTGCATAAACCCAACACATTCTATGACACCGAAGCAGAAGCACTAGGGCATAAGAACAATTTAGCAACATTGGAACGTGCATTAGAAGCCAAAGCCGAAGAAACAAATCCTTACGATGAACAAATTGCAGAATTAAAGAAAACTGCGATTCAAGCGATCGACTGGACTACTGTTAACGAGCTATCAAAGTTAAAAGATCATCAAGAGTTTTTGTTAAAACTGCTAACAAACAAAGACAGCTTTATTCGTAAAAAGATTATTGATCAAAACTTAGCACATTTGAATAAACGACTCAGCTACTATATCAGTAAGATGGGATTGCCACATACTGTTGTGTTTCAGAACGATCTAAATGTGGAAATTACACAGCTAGGACAGGACTTAGACTTCGATAATCTCAGTAGAGGTGAACGAAATAGGCTCATCTTGAGCCTAAGCTGGGCGTTCCGTGATGTGTGGGAAAACTTGTACCAACACATTAATCTGTTATTCATTGACGAATTGATCGATGCAGGTATGGATGCAGCAGGTGTAGAGTCTGGTTTAGCAGTTCTAAAGAAGATGGCACGTGAAAGAAGTAAGAATATATACTTGATTTCGCACAAAGATGAGCTGGTAGGACGAGTAAACAACGTCTTAAAAGTTATTAAAGAGAACGGTTTTACCTCTTACTCAAATAATGTCGACTACGTAGAAGCATAATGCTAAACAAGTACACAGAACTATACAAGCAGGTTGTAAATGATTTAGTAACCATGCATAATGCTAATATGCATTTGCAAAATAAACCTAATCAGACATCTGCATTGAAAGTTAGGCATGCTATTATAGCTTTAGAAAATGATCTAAATCAACTTCGAAAAGCTGTAATGCAGTTTCAAAGAGACCACAGGGTTTATTTGAAAGGCCAAAGACTTGAGTACAAGGCTTCACTCAAGGCAAAGAAAGAAGCAAAAGCTAAAAGAAAAGAACTTAAGGAAAAACAAAATGTCAACACAAAATGAACTACAAGCCGCATTTGATGCATATATGTCAGAAGATGCAAAGTTTACAGCAGGCAACAGTGCTGCCGGTACTCGTGCTCGCAAGGCGTTAGCTGAAATGGGCAAGGCTGTTAAGGCTCGCCGCAACGAAATTACTGCTGAAAAGAATGCTCGCAAGGAAGCTAAGGCAGCAAAGTAATTGAACAACTGGACTTATCAGAGTACTGAGGTCTCAGAATTGCCTGAAGACTGTATTGGTTTTGTTTATTGCATCACTAATACAGTCACAGGTCGCCGTTATATCGGCAAAAAATTAGCAAAATTTAGTAAAACGACCTACAAGACTGTAAAGTTAAAGAACGGCACCAAGAAGAAAAAGAAGATTAGAAGTAAAATTGACAGCGACTGGCAGGAATACTACGGGTCCAGCGTTGAACTATCTAAAGACATAGACGCTTTAGGCAAAGACAAATTCACCCGCGAAATATTACATTACTGTAAAAGCAAAGCAGAAACATCTTACGTTGAGGCCCGAGAACAATTCGACCGCAAAGTATTAGAATCCGACGATTACTACAATGGACATATCCAAGTCCGTGTACATGGCTCACACATTAAATCCAAACTTTAAGGCAACTTAATTCAGTTATAGCTTCCACCGGCTTAATATCGGGTGGCGAACAGTAGAAACCTGGACTAACATCGCAGGGATCCGAAGTCTTACCGCTGAAGTAAGCACTCAATCAGTATCCTTAACCGGACCACGATCGCAAAATGCCTGCGGTTTGATTGTTTGAATAGAGTTAAAAATAAGGCCCAAGGATGGAGTAATAACAGAAACTCCACGCTTTACAAATATGATAGTGTATATTTGTAAGCCGCCGTTGAAATAAGACAGAGCGAGTAGGTATCGGTCAACCGCCTACGTTGTTGTTTATAGTTAATTATAGACAATTATAGTTCTAACACTATGTGACTGTGCTACTCAGATAATGCAGTTTTTTCTTAGCCCTTGCCTGGGCTAAGTGTGACCGATTAATCTAGATAATATTTAAATGCTACGCATATATCATATAACTAAAATTGCTTCGAGCGTTAGCGAAGAAGCAAATGAGCGTAAGCTCATTATAAATACACAACAATATTTCGGAAATACTTATGGACATATCAGCACTGATTAAAAGGATAGATGGGATTGAAAGCAATCAAAGAGTTAGTGTCTTTGAAAGCCTAGGTCGTGGTGATGCTTACTTTGAAACTTGGGAAAGAGAAATACACCCAATGCTATGCGAAGTAGCAATGGATCCTGCCCAGGTAAAGCAACTGTTCACGTCGATTGAAAAGAATGCTGGCCGTAGTACTTTAGGCAAAGCAAGTGATGCGGTTAAAGGTGCCAAAGATAAAATCAGTGATGTTTGGTTTAATAAGTTTGGGGGTATGCTACAAAGCAGCGGCCCTGTACAGGCATTTGATCAAAAGTTTGAAGATATTAAATCAAAGATTTCTGCAAAGAATCCAGAGTTAGCAGCTAAGTTAGCCAAATACGGAGAGTTTGCTAAGAACAATCCTAACTTACATAAGTTCTTGCTGGCCATTGCAGGATCGGCAGCAGCCGCATTGGGCGTTGCTCTTGCAGGCGGTGTTGGTGCAGGTGCTCTTGCTGTAGGTACGGGTGCAGGTATTGCTACTGGTATTATTAACATTGCTGATCGTTTATTAAAAGGACAGAAAGCCAGTACAGCTATCGGACGTGGTGCAACCGCAGGTATAGTAGCTGGGTTAACTGCTGGAACATTAGCTAAGATAGGCGGCTGGTTGGCCGGTATGAGAGAACAATCAATACCATTAGGCGACACAGGTATTGAAGAAGTCAGTTACCGAGCTACTAAAACTTTAAAAAGTTTTGGTATGGAAATGACTGAAATGGTCCAAGGATTTAAAGTTGCTGTTAATCCTGAAGAAGCAAGCGGAGTTCGTGCAGCAATGAATCTAATCCAGAACGGAGAAGTTGAAGGGTTTAATCAACTTCAAGATATTGCTAGGGTTATACAAAGTAAAGAATATAAAGACGGTATCAAAGCAACGTTAGATGCAGCTAAACAAGTTGCTTTTAATAATGATAGTCTTCTACAATGGATCAAAGGTGTTACTAAGGTAGCATCAACTGTGGGTGCAGCCGGTGCTGGCCAAGCAGCAGCAGGAGCAGGGGAAACACCGCCAGCAGCACCTGCACCGGTAGCAGAGTCCTTAAACAGAGCACAACTAAACGAATTGTTTGGCATCACGGGCAACAAAGTAGATGCTAGCAAGTTAGAAAAAGCGTGGACTAAAGCAGGAAGTCCTACAGACAGCGAAGAAATCAAACAGATTTTAGTCAGTGCAGGAGTTGATGAGCAATTGGTAGCAACTGCATTTACTGATCTAGGAATTGAAGTTAGTTCTGCAGCCCCTGCAGGCGAAACGGTAAATATACAGGAATTGTTAGCACAGATTGCAAAATTAAGTGCTGCTGAACAAAAAGAAATTTTAGCTTACGCCCAAGCGTGATCAGGAAACACATATGAAAATTATAGAATTAGTCGAAACTCGTGAACCTATTGAAGAAGGTCCGATGTTAAACAAGTTAGGATCTATGGCAGGCAATGCAGTAGGAACCGTAGCAAAAGGTGTAGGTGCAGTAGCAGGCGGCGTAGCAGGTGCATGGGATGCAGCTAAAAAAGGTTTTAAAGCAGGCCGAGCAGGTGTTGCAGCAGCAGGAGATGATCCAGCAGCAGCCACAGCACCAGCTTCGAATTTAGCAGCCACTGCACCGGCAGCACAGGCTCCTGCAGGACCAGGAGGCGGTGGAGGTGCAACAGCAGCACCAGCAGCAGCAGGTAAAGCAGCAGGCCCATCCGGTGCTCCGGCTACAGCAGGCGGCACCACTCCAACTGATGCAGGACCAGCAGCAGGCCAAACTTCAACAGCAGCACCAGCAGCAGCTGGACAACCGGGCGGCAACTTAGATCAACTCAAAGCAACTATTAGCAAATTAGATCCTGCTAGCAAGAAACAACTAGTAACTGATTTACAAAAATCAATTGCTTCTACTCCGGCTCAAGAACCAGCCGCTCCAGCAGCAGGCCAAACAGCAGCACCTGCTGAAGAACCTGCGTACGATCCGCAAACAGGAGTTGCTAACCCTACTATGATGGCTCAGAATAGTGCAGCAGGTAAAGCGGCAGCACCAAATGGTTTTAATCCAGACACCGGTGAACCTAATCCTGCACCAGACGCAACCGCTGCTCCGGCAGCAGGAACAGCACCTGCACCGACAGGTACAACTCCTCCAGCAGGTGGCAAAATGACTGCCGCACAACAAGCCGCTTTAAAAGCTAAACTACAAGGCCAGCGTCAAGCAGGTAAAACAACTGCAACACAAACAGGATCTGGATTTAAAGATTACGTAGGTGGAAGTCCAAACTACAGAGGATTTGATGCCCAAGGAAACGCTATACCGAACAAAGTAATGCGTGAAAGTGTAGAATTCTACAGCAAGTTCTTAGGACAAGTAATTTAAAAGAACGGTAATCTTGTTTTTTTGGTAGTTTCGAGATTGTCTTTGATAATCCTACCAATAATCTCTAAGTCTTCACTCTCAAGTTCAAAAGCCTCAGATATAGTTATGCTACCACGCATAAACCACATCATCTGATAGATCTGATTCTTTAAGGCTTTTGCCTCCTTCTCCATCGACTCACTTAGCTTTTGAATTTCTTCTAAGCTAAGAGACAAAAGCCTTAACCGAAAAAATTTGATGGATCAAAGTTCAACGGAACTTCAATTTCTTCATCAGTGATTCCAATAGCTCTCATTTCGTCAGTGACTTTGATTTTTAAAGGTTTGATAGAGTTATGCTCTCTAAGGATATCGATGTGTCCTTTGACTTTATCAAAGATTTCTTTATCCACATTGTCCATAAACTCTTGGATGTGTTTACGATCACTAGTTCCACCACCCGAAGATTCGATATTAAAGATAGACTCTGTGATAACTCCTAGAGTCAGCTTGTTAAGTTTAGCAAAACTTTCTTTGAAGATCCTAATTTTATCTTCTTCTGCTACGCTTTCGTCATTGACAATTTGAATAATCTTTTGAGTTTCAAAAGTTTGTAGGGCACCCTGTGTCATAGTCTTATAGGTAATTGGACGAACATGTACAATTAAGTTTTCATTGATAGGTACAATAGGATCCCATGCAATGTTGTGCATTAACTGATCAACGACTACTCTCAAATCTAATTCATACTCGTAATCAACGTCAGAACCAAGTTTAATAGGTACACTCATCTTCTCACCATAGGTAGCAATACGAATAGCAATCAACAATACATCCATGTCGATGTTAGGAACTGCCCATGCATTCTTAATGTTAGGAACACAATGCTGAATTACATCAACAACCGCTTGACCGTTCATCAGTGCGTCTGGAATTTTTAGTTTTAACTCGTCTTGTGCAGTCATCGAGAACACCGGATACTCACCGTTTTCAGTTTGCTCCAGTGCACCGTTTTCCCAAAACTCTCCGTTGCTGGGCAAGCGAATATAAATTTTTGGCTGACGCATTTGTGCCATTAATGGGTTTGGGGCAATTTTGTGTGGTGTAACCATGTTTCGATTCTCCGATAAATAATCTAGTAAAACTCTGTGTATTATTTATATACGCATAGAATCCTGGAAAATAACAATGGCTGACGTAACTGGTAGAATAGGTGATCAAGATGTTGCACTAGATAATGCAGCCACAGAAGCGACCTTAAAAGATATCCTTGCAGCATTAAAGGGACAACAGTCTGCTTTATCTAAATTAAGCGGAACAGCTGGCCAAGCAGGAGTTAATCCTCAAGCAATTGCAAACGCAAACAAAGGCATTCAACAAATGGGTGCTGCTGCAACTGCTGGATCTATAGCTGGTAAAGGTCTAAGTATGGCATTTAACGGCCTATCTAAAGGTGCAATGTTGCTAGGAGGTATCCTTGGAGACATTGTTGCCGGCGGCGTAGAAACTGGTAAGAACTTGATGGACCTTGCGGGCAAGATGCTCGACGGCGGCGGAAAAGTTAGTGATGTATTTGGAGCATTTAAAGATCTACCATTAGGTATAGGAGCAGTTGCAGGTCTATTTGAAAAACTAATGCAGATGCAGCAGGCCGAGTTAGACACTTATAGAGAGTTAACTAAGTCTGGCGTAAATCTAGGTGGAACATTAACTGATGTACGAGCAACTGCCTTAGAAATGGGCACAACATTAGAAGGCTTTGGAAAACTTGTAAAAGAAAATTCTACACTGTTTTCTCAACTAGGCGGTACTGTTAACGACGGTGCCAAGAATTTTGTAAACTTAGCTAAAGACATTCGTAATAGTGATGTTGGAAAAAATTTACGTGCTCTAGGTTATTCTATCGACGACATCAACGGTAGTACTGCAAACTATCTAAAGATGACTGGTGGTAGAACTGCTGAAGAAATGAAGAACACTAAAGCATTGGGAGCAGCAGCCGGTGCTTATATGACACAGCTAGATATGCTGGCTAGCATAACTGGACAGAGTAGAGAACAACAAGAAAAGGCTTTA